TCATCTTCATAAACTCCACCAAACCCATTTTTTAAATCACCGGTTCCTCCAAGAAATTCATTAACTCTTAATTCATATTCATTACTTTTTATATCTCCTTTATTTAAAGCTGAATAATAAACTGCATCATTAATAGAAGATTTTAAACTATTGCTTATTTGTAAATCATTTAAAACATCTGCTGTTTTTGATTTAATATCGTTTTTTGTTATATTGGGATTAGGAAAAGGTAATTTTTTAATATCTTTATCTAAACCATCGAAAACAGCTAAAGTTAAACCAGGGTTACTTCCTGATAATTCTCCCATAAGTGAATACATTCTTGCGGTATCTTGGTTGGAATCAGAAAACATTGTACTAAATAATTCATCACTATATTCTCCAAATGCTACTCTTATATTATTTAAAATATTTAGTTTTTGTGATGCAGTAGGTGCTGATTCTATTTCATTTAATAATTGTGTTTCCTCATCTTTTGTTAATATTTGAAATGGAACTAAACCTTTTTCTAATTTAGTTTTATGAACCATATATTTATACCTTTTATTTGTATCGTTTATTATTCCAGTACCTTGAGTGTTTTTTCTAATAATATTTGAAATGTTTAATTCAGGAAAATTTTCATCTTGATTTTGATAATATAAAACTGGGTCTTTTATTAATGCAGTTTTTTTCTCTTTAACAATTTTTTGCAAGGCCTCAGCTACCTTTTGGTCAGCATTTGTCATTCCATTATTATTCATTGTTGATATTAAATTTTGTATTTCTGATTCAGAATCAATGGTAGGAATTTTGTCTTGATTTTTTACAACATTATATAATGTTTTTAATGCATCATATTGTTCTGTAACACTTGAATCATTTATCCCTTTAACCATATCTGAAAGTTTATTTATTTCTTTTTGGTCAGGAGTATTATTTGCTTTTATAATGTTTCCTATTTCAGTAATTTTATCTTTTACAACTTTGGCATCACCTTTTTTCTCACTCGCTACCTTATCTAAAGCCTCCATAA